CATCATATTCGAAGGAAGGAGTATCTAGATCAGCATCTCCACCATCACTATCGACAGATTCATTTTCTTCATCATCCCAATCATCATCAGATTCTCCTTCTTCGGTATCGTCAGATTCATCTGATGGTTCAATATCAACAGGAACTTGTTCTCCTCCAGACATACCTTGGTCTTTTACATCTTTTACATCAAAAGATTTTGACTCTTCTTTGTCAGACTTGCTTTCAATATATTCAAGAATTTTTTCACAGACATTCACAACATCCTCAAACGTTTCAGCAACGCGAGTCATCTCGACAAACTTTTCTTCCTCTACATCAAAGGGGATAATCATGTTTACATCATGAATACCGATCTTGAAGTACAAATTAATTCTATCAATCAGATTCATCTCCGAAAGATTGACTCGTTTGATCTCAAAGAAATCTTGTGTGTTTAGTTCACTATATCCACGATAGAAAGATTTTGTAATACCAGGATATTTAGCTTTAATTTTACGTTCAATACGAGCATCTTCAACAACGTTCAAGAACGATTGTGGAATATCACGACGAACAAAACTAGAAGGAGTATAGAGAGCGTGACCTACTTCATGACCAACCAACAGGTCATAAACATCATTAGAAATATTTTCCCACACAGGTAGTTGAAGAACTCGTGTCTCAACGTTGAAGGATGCTGTAGCAACGTTACTGTGCTCGACCGTCAGGTTTTCTGTCGCAAGAAGTTTAGCAAGATTACTTTTGACTTGAGTGACGGACATAGGTTGTCTTCGATTGATACAGCTAAGCTACCACACCAGGGGTCTGGTGTCAACCAGAAATCAATAAGGGTTCCTTATCAGTCCTGACAAACTCGAAGTATCCATACCTAGAGCCCCAGACAAATTTGTCCGTCTCTACCGAGAGACCTCTATCATAGACATGGTATTTGTCCTCTCTCAGAATTGCAGCATTCTTTAGATATGTCTTTTCACCTTCCCAATCAACAATACAATCACAACCGTTTAGGGAACCAGTAAATTCATCATTCTCAAATTTAAAGAAAGTATCACAACCAGGAATATATTCATCATCAAGAGAATAATTTTTTGACACAATCAGACCATCTGACTCCTCTAGTCTTATCTTAAATTTTCTATAAACTTCTCCAGTATATACTGTCTGCTGTTCTCCATAGAAAGTATTGTCTCCCAAATACTTATGGGTCATATTGACTTCCTTAAACATAAAAGGACGAGACAATGATTGTTGTTTGTTATTAAAAGAACCTGTATACCATTCGATAAATTTATCTATCATGATACTGTAACTCTACTAAAATTCTTAACCTTTTCAAATTTCATAACTCTATCAAATTTATCCAAGAGCACATCTCCTTTGTGAGATATGATAAAGATATTTGTGTCACCAGTTACACCTCTAATAATTCTGAGGAACTCATCTGTACCACCAACATCAAGAGAGGAATCAAATACTTCATCTAGAATGAGAAGATTCGTATTAGCAGAGTTCTTCAGTTTAGCAATAGATCTCCAAGTGAACATAAGAGCAAGGTCAATTCTCATCTTTTCACCTTCACTGAAAGAACTATAAGTAAAGTCATCTCTATGTCTAGATTTGATGCTTTCATTAAACTCTTCGTCAAGAGTAAAGTTTACATAGAAATCAAGTTCCTGCAAATACTTATTAATCAACTGATTCATCACGGGAAGATACTTCCTGATGATCATAGACTTGATACCACCATCTTTGAGAAGAGAAGAGATTACATCATAGTTTCTCTTTGTGTCTTTAGTTTCTCTAATAGATTTTTGAACAGTCACACCCTGACTACCAATAGCAACTAGTTTCTCTTTCTCACCATCAATATCAAGGTTATCATTTTTCAGTTCTTCAATCTCTTGTTTGATATCAGAAATAAGTTTCTGCGTGGTCTTAATTGTCTGCAATTTAGATTTAACAGACCAATTAATATCCGAGACTTCTTTATTCATCTCAGTCTGTTTCTTCACCAACTTATCTGCTTTCTCTAGTTGTTTCTTGTATTTTTCCACAACTAAAGTTGACTCGTCGATAATCTTAGAAGCTTGACTGATCTGTTTGTTTTTAATCTCTGATGTCAGAGACTGTGTACACTTTGGACAAACATCGTTCTCTTCAAAGAAACTCTGTTCTTTCTTTGTTCGACTGATTAGATTTACATTTGTGGTAATTTCTTTTTCTAGTTTTTTGATCTGTTTATCAATACCATCAAATTTAGATAGTTCTGTCAGAAGTTGAGTAGAAAGAGAATTTGAAAATTCAATTTCACCATCGAGTGTTTTAATACCTTGTTCTAGTTCTACAATTTTATCTTCTTTTTGAGAGATTGTTTTCTTTGCAGTTTTCTCCAGAGACTTGATATGATTACTTTGCATATCTGCTTTCTCCTTAAGGAAAGCAATCTCAGTTTCAAACCCTCTCAGTTCTTCTGTAGATGTTTTGATCTTATCTTTGAGAATCACATTCATCGTAGAGAAGATACGAATGTCAAGAAGATCTTCAATAATCTCTCTACGTGATGCAGCAGGTAACTGCATGAAGGGAACAAAGGTAGAAGAACCAAGAACCACAATCTGAGTGAATGACTTGTAGTTCAGTTTCAATACATATTGTTCAAACCACTTCTGTTGATCTACAGCAGAAGAATGTTGATCCAACAGAACTCCGTTCTTATGGATTTCAAATATACCAGGTTTCATCCCACGACGAACTAACCACTCCACATTACCAATGGAAAAGACTACTTCAACAACACAGTCCTTTTCGTTGATACTATTAATGAGTTGGTTCTTATTTACTTTACGAAATGATTTATTGAAGAGTGCAAATACAATAGCTTCAATAATCGTGCTTTTACCAGCACCATTCTGACCAACGATCAAAGTTGTGTTGGTAGAATCTAAAGAAATTGTTATAGGATTATTACCAGTGGCAAGGAAGTTTTTATACGTGACACTTTTAAATAAAATCATGCGAATCAAATTTTGGGGGGATTACAAAGTCGTCTGGTGTTATGATAACATAATTATACCCGAATTTCTCACAAGCCGCAACTACCTGTTCACCTTCGATTTCAGTTGCTTCAACAGGGGGAAATCCATCTGCTTCAAGAAGACCGATATATCGTTCTGCATCGTCTGATTGTTCAAACAACTGAAGAACCTTATCTCCTTCTTTTGTGATTACTGCATATGCGCCTTCTGAATCAGCATCCGTCATCGTTAGAATGAACATTTATTGTACCTCGCAGGCTTCTACATAAATCGACTTGATAATATTTTTAATACTATTTTTATCTAGATTTATATTCTCTGTTTCATCTATATATCTGTTCAGAGTAGTAAGGGTATCCTCACCCTCAAAATTTTCCTGTGTATCATCCAGTTCTAGATTATCAGATTCAATGACCTTAATGTCATGAACTCCAATGTCATATAATTTTTCTAGAAGTTGTTCGAATACAATATTATCAGATCGTTCTTCTACAAATATTTTGATGTAAGTATCTTTGTATTCAGAAGCATCAAATTTAGTATAGTCATTCCTGACATCATTATAGTATATCTTTTTGAAAATACTATATGGATTTTTTACAAACCCAAGTTTCTTTGTCTTTGGATCTAGGAGATGAAAACCACGTTCTGCTTTGTAATCGTTCCAGAACATCTCGTATGGGTTTCCGAGATACTTAATGTTTCCTCGTTCTGATTTGTGATGAAAGTGTCCAGAATAGACATTATCAAATTTCTTGAATACATCTGGTTGCAACCCACCCTCAAATACATGACCAGGAATTGCTTGAAATCCAGAGATCTCAAGATGACCCATCACAATACTTGAGTCAGTTTTATTCAGATGATCAAAAGAAGATTTTTCATTCTCTGAGTTGATCCAAGGAAGCATTGTAATCTTCAATCCATCAACATCAATATCGGTAACTTCACTATAAATGTGAACGTTGTCGTATTGTTCTAGTAGAAGATCAGGTGTGTTAATCGAATTTGTGTTCTTATAATATGCTGTATGATTACCAACAATCATATGCACAGTCACACCCATGGCGTGAAGTCTATCGTAATAATTTTTCTTGATACGATACCATGCACCAAGATCAATACCTTTACGATTGTCAAAGGTATCTCCTAGATCAATGATCGTTTTTATCTTGTATTTTTCTAGTGCAGGAAAGAATACATTTTCATAGAATTTTAAAAAATAATCCCAGAAGATCTGGGAACTTTTACGACCATCTAAATGTTGGTCAGTAATCAGAGCAATTGTCATCGATTAACTTTAATTTCAAGGGACTCTTTAATGCTGTTCATCGCAGATGAATCATAACCTATTACAGAACCGTCTGCAGTAAAGACTTCATCAAATCCTGACTTCTCTAGGATACGTGTTTTAATATCCAACTGTTTTTTCTCTCGTTGGATTCTACGTAAGAAAGCAAAGTAAATAATCTGAGTGAAGTAAGCAAAAGGATTGGAAGACTTCTCTGGATCAAAGTTATCAATGTACTGAAGACAGTTTTCTATGCCATCACAAATCATATCATCTTTGAACATATAGTTCACAAAGTTAGGACGATAAGACAAGTGCGTTGCAATCTTTAGAAAGCACTCACCAATGTACTCTGGTACTCTAGGTTTAGGTTCACCCAGTTCTCTAGATTTGATTACCTTGTTTCGGTAAACAGTGATCGCTTCTAAGAATTCTTTGTTATTGACATAGTGTTCTTTTTTCTTCATGGTACATATCAGCTATTAGCTTTTGTAATTGTTCATACTATACCACAATATCAAACACTTGACAAGTGGCTCAAATCTCTGTATAATAACTCTGCTAAGGTTCAGGGAACAGATTAGCTATCTTTAAATAACTTCTCTAAGCTACTCCTTGCATCATCTACCTTTGTTTTGAATCCCATCTCTTCATTCAATGGCATTTGACTAGTGTCATTTTCATTATGAAGGTACTTACGAAGTGTTCGATTATATATTTTAATTATTCTTTCATCTGCCTCATAGACAGTAATCGTTTTTTCTTTTTCAATAAAAATAATTTCTTCTGCAGAGAATTTAATCCATGGTCTTAGATCGACCTTAACCATTTCTCCTGCTGGTGTTTCAATAATTGTTTCATCTACAGTAAAAGGTGTTTCTACAACAAAGCCATTTTCTTCTTCACACACCAATACGCTACCAATTATTTCTTCACCACTTACTAGTTTCATCATTCCTACAAACTCTGAAAACATCATTCTTCCTTTCTCCTAAAATTGATTGGAATAATCTCATAATTAAAACTTTCTTGGGAATAAGTTTTTACTCTCTCCACCATGTGATTTAGAGTGTGATTCCTTCTATCTCCTTTTGAAAAGTCGTCTGCTATATCAAATAATGTTGCTATTTCTTTTTGATTTCCTTTACGAAGTGCTCTTCCAATTGACTGTAAGTTTCTGACCCTAGATTTACTTGGACTAGCAAATATAATATTATGTAATCTCTTAATGTTAATACCTGTTGAGAATGTACCGTAAGAAGCAATAATTATAGCATCATTTTGGGTCTCTGTGATTTGTCTTACTTCTTCCCTATCTTCAGTGTCTACGCCACCATGGACGAAGAAGACTTTTCTACCTGCTGATACACTGCTATTTATCATATCGAAAAGTACCTGACCATGTTTCTCCACGTATGCAAATAGGATCAGTGTATTACCAGATTGATTTAATGCTAGTCTTTCTATAAATTTATTTCTCTTCTCCATCGTACAGATGTGATCCATCTCATCTTGATAAGAATCAAATAATAATTCCTCGTGTTGCAATAGAAGAATATTAATCTTGAGAGCAGATAGATGACCTTTATCGATCAGTTGTTTTGTCTTGACAACTTTATTTACTGGACCAAACAAACCTTCTAGTACAAGTTGATTTGTATTTGATCCGTCTAGAGTTCCTGTAAAACCAATACGATGTTTGCAGTTGTGCAACTTAGTCATGATATTGGTCAAAGACTTTGCTTTAAATAAATGCGCTTCGTCTCCAATCACACAATCAAATCCTTCAAAGTAACTCTTTGGCATTTTGTAGATTGATTGCCAAGTTGTTACTGTAACTTGTTTAGATGTGTTCTTATCTTTACCAGCATAGATTTTGTGACAGTAGTCATCAGACGACCATCCATAAGTATCAAAGTCACCACACATCTGTTCTACCAGAGATGTTGTAGGAACAACAATTAATACTTTATCTCCACGGTTAGTAAAAAATCTGGTAATTGAATAAATCATCAACGACTTACCAGATGCTGTAGGTGAGAGAAGTAACCTACGATTGTATTTTAATGCTTGGTATATAGCGTAATACTGATAGTCTCTAACCTTAAATGGAATGTGCAGACTCTTCACAAAATCTACAACACCATTTACAGAAACTAGATCATTTGTTTCTTGTGGTAGTCCATAGTAATTATTATCCTTGTCCTCATAACTATATCCTCTGGAGTCTAACCATTCAGTCAGATAATCATATAGTCCACAGTATATCTTACCGTCCCCAGGACTAAACAGTTTGATAGTTCCATCCCACAATCTTTTTTTGTATTGCGGCATAAACTTTGCGTTTGGAACCTCAAATGTAAAATACTCAGAGAGTTCATATTTAATATGTGGTTCACACTCAACAGTCAAATATACTTCGTTCTTTTTCTGAATAACTACGTCAGTCATCAAATACTACCCTGCATAAATTTTTGCCAATCAATACTATTCTTAATTTGAAATCCTCTGTTGTTTAAACAGTGGAGAACTTTGTCAAGAAAAAACATAATCTCTTCATAATAATTTATGCGAGTTTGTAGGAGCTGTAATTCAGGATCGGAATCCATGTACAGTCCTAGATCTTGTTTTAGTATTTTTAGATCAAAAGGTTTTTCTTGGTATACACTTGGTTCTGCTTTACCTGTGTAATACTCAAATTTATCTCTCAGTAGAGATTTGTATTCGTGTTCCTTTTTTAATTTCAACAACCTAACATCAGACAAGTAATTTAGATACTTGCTGTGAAGTTGTGGAATTTTGATTGATTCTTCGTCTAGTAGATCTTGTTCAATTTTAGAGTCTTCAGCCCATTGGGATTTAATATCGTCAAGTGTGATCATAGTGGAGTATCAAATGATGTAATCCAGTCTTCGGAAGGATTTTCTACAACTACAATAGAAATGTTTCTGGGT